GCATGGCTTCTTCTCGAAGCTCCAACCGAAGAAGCGAATGACGTACTCGATACCATACCACAAGTAAAACGGCACGTACAGCATTTCGCGCATTTGCATCGTGTGAATGTGTTCGTGCCTTAGTGTCTTATTACTAATAACCGAGTTACCACGTACGAATAGAACGCCGAATAGGTTAATAGCCTTGAAGCCCTTAACCGGGATAAAGTTGTTTCTGATGATTTTCATGCTCTTTTGTTTTTAAACAGTGTACAAAAGTACGAAGTAAACCATCAGAAAACAAACGGCATCAAGTTCACGCCCCGTACTTGTATACGTCGAACGTTGCTTCCCAACCCGACTTTATGGTATCGTACTGGTTCTGTACTTTAGCGATACGGAGCGAGCCAATCTCGTAGCCGCATATAAAGCTCTTTAGCATCTCGTGTAAAAGCAAGTCCGTACGTATCAGTGTTGCAATCTCCACTGCGTCATCTCGCATATAAGCTGATGTACCCATGCAGCGGATGACTACCGTGTATGCGCTTGACCCCGGTACGTTTGTATCCGTATAGCTTCCAGCCGTTACGTCAAGCGTAAAAAAGTCATCGCTCAATTCGTTAGCCGCTACGTTCTGTACTGCGGTATCTCCGAATATCAGCGTTTTGCCCAAGGCTGTAGCCCGGGCGTTCGATGTGTTAATTATTGTTTCAAAAGTCATAACTACCTATTTCCCATTTGTTGTTTCTTTAATTCACGTTTCTCTTTCTCTATCTCGTCGTTACGTTTGGCGATAGCCAGCATAGCGTCCGAGTAGTTGATTTGCTTTGCGTCCTCAAAGCTACAGTGGAATAGCTCGGCGGTAATCTGCACCAAACCAAGAAGGTTCTTTGCTTGTTTAATCGTCTCATCGCCCGTCAACGCGCTTTCACCCGTCTGCTTCATATTCTGGAACACGACTTGCTCGAGACCGTCCGCGATTTCCATCTGTGACACAATGAACTTATCGAGCTTTGCGGCGTCGAGAATCGTTTCCGCTTCATAGTTGTCATCAGTCCATGCCTTGATACGCTCGTTTGCGTCCTCTGCACGGCGCGTTTCAAGCATAGACCATAGGGTTATACCCTCGACGTCCCGAAGTCTGTACACCGCCTTCCCATTGCGCGTAGCGACTTGTGAGGGGCGGCAATACTTAATCATATCCTTAAGCAACTTCTCCTCGTCCTTGGTTATTCGGACGGTTCCGTTTGCCGGTAGGTTAGCAACTCTTAATAAAACCTTTCGGTTGTTAATCGCTGTTATGCGATATATCCATTTCAAAATAAACTTTTTCATTATTTGGGTCTGTATTTACGTATCAAGAAGTCCACACCGTAACGGAGCGCGTCGAGTGCGTGGTTCCACGCGTCTATCGCCTCGTTGGTGTACGTGTCCGATACTTCGTCCTTAATCCATTTGTAGTTATCCAGCTCGTCAAGCAGCTTAACGGAACGCTTTGTTACGTGTAACTTGAACTGTTTCACCTGTGCGATGCCAGCCGCCACAGAGCCGCGCCCCTTGACACACGGTATCGCTCTGATACGCTTCTGCTGTAGCTCCACGATGCTCTTTTGCTCCGCACTATCGCACACCGTTACAACGCGGTTCAGTGCATTAGCGTTCAAGTAGTCCGCTATATGGCTGTTAAGCAAGCCTTGTTCATAGCAAAGTAGGTCTACGTACAAGTCCCAGCCCTCCATGCGTATGTCGACAATCGCGGTAGGGTCATTCACGAAACCGAAGTCAAGCCCCAGGCATCTACCCGTGAACGTTTCCGGCATATTGTCTATAACTTCATATTCGGGGTAAACGTTACCCTCTATGCCGCCCGTCAAGCCCTCACCGTACACGCGCCACCAATTGGCATCGTCCTTGTTCTTCTCAATGGCTGCAACCTGCTCGGGGGTCAAGTACGGGTTATCCTTGTACGTTGAATGTATCGTGGTGTATCGGTCACCTACGAACTCGGTCTCGCCCCAAAACTTCCGTACGGGGTTATAGTCGATAATGACCTTTTTACGCGTACGGATATCGAGCTGCCTAAAGATTTCCCGGGGTATGCCTTGCGCCTCATTGACGAAAAGTATATCACGTGCGGGACCATGCACCTTCCCGGCGTTATCGCACGAGAAGAACTCTATTATCGTGCCGTTCGGGTATTCGTATGTGCTTTCCGTCTTGTTGAAACGGTTCTCGTCCCAATACCCCTCCGCGGATACCATGGCTTTAAAGTCACGGAGCATACCGCGCTTAACCATTGGGAGCGTAGCCGCCACACACGAGATAACGAGCGGTTGGGGGTTGTTCAGAGCCAGGATATGGAGCATCTGTAGGGTTGCCCATGTCTTTCCGCTACGTGTACCGCCTTTAGAGGCTACACCGCGTATCTTCGGGTCTACGAAAGCCGCCAGTATCTTTTCAAAAGTAAATGTAACGTTCATGCTTTAGATGCCTCCTAACTTCTGTAGGTTCTTCACTGCGTCCTCGGAGAGTACGTTAATCTGCATAGCCTTCGTGCCTGCCTCCTTGCCGTTGCTTGTAACGTCCTTAAGGTCTCGTAGTCCTCTAAGCTTAGCCATGTAATTGGCATCAACCACACCGGCAAGCGCGCTCTCGTCCATATCGGTTGCTATGAGTTCGGCTATAAGGGCGTACCCGGTCAATAGGTTAGCCGCGTCCTCGTTCCCGTCGTCCGCCAGCTTTTCAAGTCGTGCGCCGTTCTTCTTGAATGCTTGTAAAGTCCACCCGATGAAAAGGCAGAAGCCCCCGAGCGAGGGCGCGCGCTTCTTCTCCATAGGGACTTTTTGCCCTGCCGCGTTCCCACCCTTTAGGACTTCGTACGTAATGAACGGGTTTCGCGCGCAGAAGTTCATGTACTCGGCTACGTAATCTACGCACTCCTCGACGGTCGACAACGTTGCGCCTTTACAGCCGCGCGTCTGCACGACTTCATAAAGTTCCTTGCACTTCTTCAAATCGTCTTTAGGGGCGGGGGCTTTGCCCGTCGCTTGTCCCTTGGTAATTGCCACCTTCGTATCCGGGGCGGATTCCTTCTTTGCTCTTCCTGCCATAGTTTGTTAGTTGGTATTAAAGTATCGCACGCGTGTGCTCGCGGTCTCTTAAAGAGATGCAAGAGTAGTATTCGGACGATACCGCGCAGTTCGTATCAACTGCTTTGGTTCTTTTCAATCATGGCACAAAGGTAGGCAACAAATCGCATCAGACCAACCAACGGGCAGTTAGGCGTTTTCTACAAATAAAGTTTACAAATGATTTATCTTTACACTATTTCGTATGCGTGCGCGGTAACTACCTATCGTTCTGTTAGTTACAAGCACCTGCACAGACACACACCTTTTTTTCTAAACTTTAATATAGAATATAGTATATTTTATACCCCCTAAAATACACTTTTCTCCAAAATAATGTTTTACCCTCTTTTTACTGTGCATCTGTGTATTTACACATAACATATTATAATATAAGGAGTTAGACTGCACAGCAACCTGCACAGTAGCGATTTTTTACTGTGCAGCTGTGCATAAAATATGTTAATTTTAGAGCCTCTTTTTTCTAATTATAAACAAAAGCCCAAATCTGACATTTTGTAACCAGATTTGGGCTAATCACTATCACTTGACCTAACACGTCCTTCGGGGGCGCTGACATTTGGTTTGACACGTCCTTCGAGGACACTATCATTATGTCAAATAGGGGCGTGTTATTTGTTAGCCTCGTAGAAAGCTTTGGCGAAACCCTGCGAGCACAAGGAACGCAAGTCCGCATCTACTTTGACGCGGTCTTTGAACTTGTGGAACTCCGGTATCCTGTTTATCGCTGCCCAAGTCAGCGCACAAGTGTAATATGTTCTTTCTTATAATGCTATAAAGTTTGTTATGTCAATTTCCACCCGAGCGAAGACCGATGCCAATACCACGTTTGAACCGTTCCGTTCTTGAACGTTGATACCCTTTTAATCCTTCCGTCCGGGTCAATTCCGTAGGTTCTCAATATGTCCTGTTCGTTTCTTTTCTCCTCTGCGAGACGTGCCTCGTCTCTGATAAGGTACTGCCTTTTATTAATAGGCTGCTTATATGCGAAGTCTTGGGCGGATACATACTTCGCCAGCTTATCAATCCATCCGTTGCAAAGTTCAGCTTCCACATAACCGCGCCCATACTTATCCTTTGTCACCCCTGCGGTATAACCGTATCTCCTTATGAACTCCCATATGATGAACACGTGGCAGTTGAGGCATACCGCCATATCCATAAAACTAACTTTCTTCATGCACAATGTCTTTAAGTCTTATATACTTGTAGCATGCCCCGGCGCGCGGCCTCTCCATAAACACGTCGCTGCTGCCTGCGCTATATAAGTCTTCGGGCGCGCTCCATGCGCCCACCTCGTACGCCACACTTTCATGTACTTCTGCTATAATCACGTCTTTTAGGCTCGTGTAGCCCACTAATCTGATACCGATAAGGTATTCCACTTCGTCGACCCTTGCCGCCGTCCGATCGCCCCATTTAAGCTTATGGGGAAGCTTTGGTTCTTTAATCATTTTTCTTATTTTTAGTTAAACAC